AATTTATTAATATTACTTTCAGACATAGTTTTAGTATCAGATACCCACTCTTTTCCTGTTTTTTCAAAATACCATTGAGCTATATCTTCATCTGTTGTTTCTAACATATAGGCATCAAAATTTTTATTAGGGTCTTTAAATCCATCATTTACAGATTTTGTTTTTTTAAAATTATTTTCTGCTTCTTGTACACTATCAAATGATTGTCCTTGATACATTTTACCTAATTTAATTTGTCCACTTGGATAAAACTCAGATATTCTGTAACCTGATTTTCTTTGACCTGATGCTTCAAAAAATCTTAATTCTTTTAATTCTAATTTGTTATCAGAATTAACAATATATCCATACTTACTAGGATATTTACGAGGTCCACCTGATTTCTTTTTTTGTCTTAATTTAGTTTCCATAACTTCAGGACGATTTTTATTAGCTTCTTCTATACTATCAAACAAAGGTGTATTAATAGATTGACCATATGTAATTCCTTTTTTAGTTGATTTAAATTTTCTATAATCACCAAATTGTGATTTACGCACTTCAACAACTTCTAAACCATTTTCAGTTACTTCCCATGTATATTTACTTGGGTGTTTTCTAGGTCCACCACGTGGTCTTTTTTCTGCCATTATATTTGTCCTAACATAGCTTGTATTAATGATGCCTGCTGTTTTCTAGCTGCATTAGCTTGTTCTATAACAGACATTTCTTTTTCTAAATCTTGTTCTATTTGTCTACTTACTGCAGCTTCAGGGTCAGTTATTTGGAATATATCTGTACGTAATTCACGTTCAGGTACAGTAACTTCTCTACCTTCAAAATCTAATGTTCTTTCACTATCTACAAATATACGTTCTGTTTGTATTGCTTTTTCTAACGCCTCTAGTTGATTAAATCTATTTGAGTATTGTTTAGCAAGTTGTGTAGCATATCTATCTTTTTCTTTAGCTGTAGCATCTCTAGGTACTATTTGATTAAATACTTCATCTATTGTATCTTCCATTTCTTCATAAGAAGGTACTGTATATCTACGTGCTAATGCTTGTGTAAACTGTTGGTCTTCTAGTTTCTCTTGTAATTCTTCTTGTTTACGTACATCTCTACCAACACCTTCCACAGCTTGGTCTAACATAGCTCTAGCAAATATTATTTCATCACTTTCATTTTCTAAAAAGCCATACTGTCCGTCTTTGTACTGCTGTATAAGTGCTTGACCTTCTTCACTGTTTATATCTATCTTAAAATTTTTGTCTGCATAGTCCATTAATATAGACAATACTTGTTCTGTTTTTTGTCCAAACTGGTCTTCATCATCAAAATAATCAGAAGCTACTACACCATTTCTAACTAAATCATTTTGTAATCCACCAATTAATTCAGGTGATATTGTTTCGTTATATAATGCTGTAAATCCTTTAGGAAATATAGAAGGTAATGTAAGTTGTTCTAAACTACCTGTTTCAGAATTATAAGAATAAAATACTCTTTCTCCAGTTAATGCACCTAAATCAAACCCTGCTTGTTGAAATGCTGCTTGTACACTTTCATCAACAATGTTTTGAACTTGACCTTCTTCAACAAGACCTTCAGCTCCTGTGTCTTGTTTTACTACTGCTACTTCTTCTATAATAAACTTCATAGTTTCTACGTCTTCTGTAGCTATTGCAGCTTGTACTCTATCGTAAAAACCACCTAATGCTTGTCTACCTTCAACAGTATCAACTTGGTCTAATGATATTCCAAATGTTTCTTGCAGTAATTTTTCTATTTCACTCATTAAATATACCCATTACCTCTGTATCGTCTCTAAATAATCTACTGTAAACACCTATCCAAACGTATTTAAAATCAGGATACTGCTCAATAATTGACTTAGCAATTTGTGCAACACCTAATCGTAATGCTTTTGCTTGTGTGTCTCCACTTGTTAACCACCATTCAGGATTGTCAGTAGGTGACAGTTCAGCAGATATTTCTGCTGCTTGTTCCCATACAGGGTTAAACTCAGCAAATGCCTTACCACTTTCTGTAGTCATTATAGTATCATTATTTAACCATTTATTCTGCATTTCTTCTAATACTACTTTTGCTTTTACTGGGTTAATTAATCCATAATCTCTTTGAAATCCTGGTAGTTCGTTAATTAAATAGTTTCTATAAACACGTAACAATACTGTTTCTTCTTTATTTGTTAGACCCATAGCTTCTACTTGTTCTTTAAATGCTGTATATCTAAAGTATCCTAATGTATCATTTACTTGTCTTTGATACTGTTCAGGGTCTAATGTTTCTATATCACCTTTGTTAAATGCGTCATACATTTGTGCATAGTTTCTTTCATCATAAGGACTATCAGGTAACACATAGTATTTAGACAATGGTACTGCTTCTAACACATCTTTATTTTTTGATTGAAACTCCATTGCTTTATCTGTAAATGATTGTCTACCAACTTTAGATTGTGTTTTAGGTGCTGTTAACCAACCATGTTCTATACCATATATAGATACAAATTCATTAAATGCTGCAATATTGTTATTGTCATTTGCGTCAATTAGTTTTGTATATTCTTTTGCTAGTTGTTGTGTACCCCAATATTTACCATTCTTGTCTTCTATATAGTATCTTGGTGTCCAACCTGTAGGTAAAAAGAATTGTGATATACCTCTAAATAAATATAACTTAGATGCTTGTAGTTTAGAATACTCAAGATACGCTTCGTCAACTGTAAGTCCTCTATCTAAATATCTATTTAATTTACCTTGTTCTGCAAGTGCTTTATCTCTACCAACAGCTTTACCATACTTATATATATCAATAGTTGTAGATGCACGTAATTGTGATGCTTCATCTCCTACACCAATAGCTGCTGTTATTTTTTGCAACCATGCGGGTAAAGGTATAATATCTTTTGCACTTGGTGGTCCAAACTCCCCATACAATAATCCACGTACTTCATTTCCTAATCCGTGTCTTGGTAATACCTTGTCAGCAAGTACACCTACATAAGGTAATGGTGCAGGTATAAATCCTTGTCCTAATAAGTTAATTCCTTGCACAAATCCTTTAGGTGCAACTCTTACATCTGATTGTTCTCCAAATATAGAGTTAGTAAGAAAGTCAGAACCAGGGTATACAAACATTTCACTACCACTACCACTAGGGTCAGGTGCAAAGAAACCTTCTCCTGTATAACCAACAGCATCAGAACCTCTAGCACCAGTTACTGCAAGTTGTGCTTGTCTTGCTCTATATGGATTATTTATAAGTAACTTGCTCCATGTTTGTGCAAGTTCAAACCATACTTCAGGGAATGGGAATATGTTTCTAGTTATATCAGATATCAAATGTTTTTTAGATGCGTCATATAATAATTGTTTAGTTGCAGATAAACCATATGCTTTACTCTGTACGTTTGCTAAATCATAATCATCTATCTTACGTACTGCAGTTATACCTTTTTGACCTTCTAATTCTTCTATAAGTTTTTTAGGTATTTTTGCTTCTTTAGCTTCGCCAATAAATCTAACTTGTAAATCATCTGACATACTTCCAAAGTTATCACTTACCCATTGCCATCTATATTGTTTAAATACAACAGACCTAGACAAATATGCATTAGGTTTTGTCATTAAATGTTTAAATGCAGTATCAACCATTATGTCTAATCTATTTTCTATTTTTCCTAAAAATCCTGTTATTGGTGGTTGTGGTTTATGATATTTAACTAAACCAAACTCTACACCTTCATCTACAAAATTAGATAAACCTTTATATATTTTTGCTAAATGGTCTTTACCATATTCTTTAGTTACGTCATTAATAAAACCAATTTTTGTACCACTAGGTGTTTCTAACTTACCTGTCCAAATAGCTTCACGTAATCTATCGTCACCACCATATGCACCAAACTTATAACTATATTTATCTCCTGCAACATAATTAACACCTTCTGTTAACAATTCACCTGTCTTCATTCTTATTCTTGCTTCTACAGATGCTAGGTATGCGTCCATATCATTTGTGTTAGTAAGCAATCCTTGCATTTTTTTACCACCTAAACGTGCTAAATCTTGTCTTAGTGGTAGTGCAGCTTTACTTCTAAACCATGCTTTTGATGCGTTATTAAAACCATTTTCAGCTAAGTATCTAGCTATAGGGTCATTACGTAATTGCATAAGTTCAAATGCAATACCCTGTATATAGTTGTCTTCACCTTTTCTTAAAGCAACATAATCTCTACCCATTTTGCCTGCTTTAGTAGGTCTACCTCTTAATGCTCCTGCAGTCCAGTTACTGTTAGTAACTTCTGCAAATTCAAGACTTTCTCTAAGTTTTCCACTATCTACACCACCTGCAGAAATAATATCAACACCTTTAATATTTGCATTGTGACCATGTGACCTTGCCCATATCATATAATCAGCAGGGTGAGTAAACATACTGTCTACGCCTGCTGCTGCCATTCTTAAACTTTCTTCTAAGAAAACTCTAACAAACCAAGCACCTCGTAAAAGCACTAATGGTTTAAATAAATTACGTGTCATATAATCAAGTGTTAGTGTATATGCATCATCTGTTAGTCCTTTACTAGGAATTAAACCTTTAAAGTTTGTATCACCTTTTAACAACTGAACAGCATTTTGTTTTGTATGTCTTAGGTTAGCTCTAAGTCCACTTTCAAACTCATCACCATATGTAGTAAATACTTTGCCCATAGCTCTGTTTATAAGTCTGTAATCCATAAGTGGTGCATATAATTCAGACCCTTCTGCTAATAAATGCAATGAAGGTACAAGCATTTCTACTTTTTCTCCATTAGGTCCACGTTCAATTATTGTTTCTACAACATCACCAACAAATGGCATGTTGTCACCAGTTAAGCTATCTACAAAATATTTTCTTATATCTGCATTTGTTTCAAATATTTTTTTAGCAATCATAGTTGCAGGTAATCTTTTACCACTAGCTTTAGCTCTTGCTTCGTCTCTTACTATTTGTTGATATGCAAATCTTTGTATTTCTTCAAAGTTGCCATCTTCAATATCTATTAGTTCATCTACTATTGGTTTCATTTCATCAAATTTATAACCTGTAGCTTGCATATGTGATATTAAATTTTTAACTGCATTGTGTCTGTTTGTAAAAGATAAACCTACTTCAGGTGTAACACTTAATGTTTTATTCCAATATGGTTTTAATCCTGAACGTAATGTAGCACTAAAGCCCATAAGTTCTGCAAAACTATCTGTCGCTACAGGTTCTTGTTTAAGTACATTACCTGTACGTTTTAAACCACTTGCTAAATAACCACCAATACTTTTAAATGCAGCATCTTCTTTACCTATAGCAGATAATGCCCTACCTGCAGTTCTTTTCACAATGTTTTGACTTTGTGATAATTCTTGACCTGTAAGTGCAGATTGTCTTAATACAGCATTAGTAAGTCCTGATTGTTTACCAGGCATTTGTGTAATTACACCTGTATCAAATAAATTATCTAATATATCTCTTACACCTAAATAACTTTTACTATCTGCAATTTGTTTTGCAACTGTATAATCAAGTTGGTCTAATCCTGGTGTAGTCATAATTTTTGCTACATTTTCTTCTTCTGTTAATGCACGTGTTACATTTCTACCAAAAGGACTATTCATTAAGTCTCTTGAAGTATTTTTAAATAATGATTTACGTGTACCACTAATTACACCTGCTTGTTTGTAAAGTTTACGTCCTGCTCTAAAATCTGCTTTATCTTCAGGTGATAATGTTCTAATTAACTGACCATTACGTCCTGATATTTTTACAGGTTTATCTACAAATGGGTCAACACTATCTCCTAATGCATCTATATTTTTGTTAAACATATTTAAATAGTTATCTACTTTTGCAGCATTTCTAGTATCAAGTAATTTATCTACAGAAGTTGCAGCTCTACCTAATTTACCTAATGCACCAATACCTTTAGCTAATGGTAAGTCTGCACCTAACATTGCTCCTGCATCAATAATTCCTGACATAACATTTGCAGCAGTTGTACCTGAAGGTATAACATTATAAGTAATTGCTCTGCCAGGACTATATGGTTGTAATACTCCAGTATCTAATCCTCGTTTATTTCTCCACCAGTTAGATACACTAAACCAGTCATTAATATTATTTGGTTGATAATCAGTAGTACGACCTTCATAAAACATAATTTTATTTGGGTCATTTAAAGATGTATATTCTTGTATTCCTAATGCTTCATTTGCTTTTATAGGTGTACCTATATTGTCATAAAATATTTTTCTTGCTTCTTTCTCAGAATATCCCATATCAACAAGTCTGTGATAACGTGCATCATCTTCTGCCAATATACTTTCAAATAAAAACTTTCTACCTTCTTTTTGATAATTAACAGGATTTCCTGATATAGCTTCTCTAAATGCAGCAGCAAATGCAGTTTCTCCTGCCATATCTCCTGCTTCTTTCCACATATTTACATAAGAACGTAACTCACCCCACATGTTTTTATCTTTTCCAATATCAGGAACTGTTGTGTTAGATACAAACATTTGTAAATTAGATTGTGCTTCTTCAGGTGTATAACCTTCTTGTAACCATTTATCATAAAACATTAAATCAGCAACATATTTTTGTTGTCTGTTTATTTTACGTATTTTTTCTCCTGCACTCTCTATTGCAAGTAAAGCCCATATACCTAACTCTGCTTCTCCTGATAATGCTTTTTTTAAATTTAAAGTCATATCTTGATGTTCAGGATATAAATATTCTCCATTAGCATCAGTAGATGCAAGCTCCCATGCAGTCTTACCTGCTTCTGCTTGTTTAACTGAATACTTATCTGCAACATTTTCTACTGCAGGGCTTTCAGGATTAACACCTAACATAGCCATAGGAGTAAGTAAACCTTTGGGTAAGTTTGGATATTTTTTACTTATTGCAATTAAATTTTTAGCTACATCTACAGTTACATTTTTTTTAAGATTTTGCCATTTAGTATTTCTAGCTTCGTTCTGTTTTAATAAATCTTCTTCGTAAACTGGGTCAGGAAAATACATTAGTTGCTCCCTTGATTAATCAACTCCGATATTATTGAACTTGGCATTATTTGATACATTGCAGCTAATAACATGTTTTCATCTTCATCAATAGCTTGCATAGGTGGACTTCCTGCACCTAACATAGCTCCTTCTGTTATAGGTTCTGCAGGTCGTTCTGTTGGTGCAAATACATTTGGTATAGATACTTGTTGTTGTGCAGGTAAGGGAGCAGATTGTTGTTGTTCTACTAATGCTTTACCTTCACCATATGCTTGACCAGGTATTCTTCTTATAGGTTGTGTACTACTACCTGCACCACCATCTGTTCTTGCAGATAAAGCACCTGGTCCACTCACAGCAGCAGGTTTACTTGGTTGCCTATATCCACCTCTATTACGCTTCTTTGCCATAATCCTCCATTACAACTATAAAAATACCTGGATACGGACTAATAACTTCATATGCTTGTTCCATATTTATTATTTGTGTATCACCATATTCTTGATTAATTAAACTCCAAAACTCATTTTCTATAAAATCGTCTGTCATTATACAAGTCCAAATGCTTCTTGAATACTAGGTGTTTGTTGTGGCATAGCTTGAGCCATTTGTTGTTGTTCAATCATTGCCATTTGCTCAGGGGATAGCTGAGGTTCTTCAGGTGTGTAAAACTGTTTAAGTATTTCTGTCATAGCGTTTGGATTTTCATATATAGCTATAACTGCCATAGTTGCAGCAGCATCACCTTGTGCTGACCTAGATAGTACACTATCAAACAATACAGTTTCTGCTTTGTTCTTACGTATACGTTCTTGTACTTTTGCAATATTTTCTAATCCATCAATATTATCTTGCAAAGTTTCTACATCTATAACTCCTGCTTGTAGTAATTGTAAACCTGTAACAATTTTTTGTGGCTCATCAAACCCTGCCATAACACCATATATACGTCTTGTCTTATGGTCTCCACCAATATCACTTAGTGGTTTATAGTTTTCAGAAAAAGATGTTCCATTAAAGTAACCTGCCATAGGTTTACTTTCTGCACCAGTTTCTAATGTAATAATTTCATCTAGTTCAAGTCGTTTATTATCCATTTCAGATACACCGACTTTAATTATTTCTCTGTACTCATTAATCATAAGTGACATAGAACTATTTAATTCTGCTAATCCTGCACCAGTAGCTACGCTTGCAGGTGATTGGGCATCATCAGTTACTGGGTAACCGCCTACAAGCCGTAACTGTCTTTCTAACCTGTCCACTTGTTGGAATAGCTGATATGGTATGTTATTTGCAGGTTTAGAAACTTGTGTACCTGGAGCTAAATAGTTTACAGCAAATCTACCTTTACGATATTGTCCGCTTTCTAGCTCACCTGAAATATTTGTTTCTGTAAATACAGCATCTTCCATAGCAATAGCTGACATAATATTTATCTTTGCCATCATTGCCATAAGACCTATTGTGTGGTCATACTGACCTTTTAGTTCGTCAAAACTAAATCGTTTCATAAATACAAAAGGAACTGTACTTAGTGGATTAGGTATATAGTCAAACAGTTGTCTAGTTTCAGGATATACAATGTATGTACCTGTAATGTCGTAGTATTCAATAATATCTACGCCTTGACCAGTGTTATCTTCCCAATCTGCTTTTTGTACAT